CCACTCCGCGCGGCCCAGCGACATGGCGCGCGGGTCCAGGTCGGCCCAGTCCGACGGATCGAGCACCCGCCCGTGGCGATCCATGCCGGTGTTGAACCTGGCGAGCGCCTCCAGGTACGGCACCTGCTTGATCTCCATGCAGAACGTGAAGCCGTTCTCGGACTTGTTGTAGTAGAAGCACTGGGGCGGGATGTCGGTGGTGGCGATCGGGTAGGGCGCCGCCAGCTTTAGCTCCTCGGTGCGGTGGTGGTAGAGGCGGTCCTTGGCGTCCTGGTCAAGCTCACGCTGCGCTTCGAGTTCGGCCTGGACCGCCTTCGACTGGTCGGTGTAGTCGCTCCAGGCCGCCTTGGTCCGCTCCACGGTCTTGAAGATCGCCTCGCCCTTGGTCACCAGGCTGTACATCCAGACGCGCAGCAGCTGCCGCCGCGCTTCCGACTCCTGCCTGTGCCAGCTGGCCTCGAAGAACTTCTCCCGCAGCGTGGCGTTCTGCTGGGCCACGTCGCCGAAAGCGATCGGCCGAAACTGGATGGTGATCGGGTTGACGGTGAGCGCCGCCACCGCCGTGTTCGACATGCGCACCGCAGCTGGGCTCCGCGTCTCCAGCGCCGTCTTGCGATACGCCTCGGGGATGTCGACGGTGGTGTCCTGGAACAGGACCGAGTCGATCCGATCGTAAAGCTCATCGCGCGCCTTGAAGCGGTGCTTCAGGTCGTTGGCAAGCTCCAGCGTCTCCTCAACGATGACATCGTCGGGTTGGAGCGACTTCTTAGTTGCCGCAGCTGTTGCAGTCGTGGTCCGCCTCCACCTCGGTCATCGGCGTCTCGATGTGAAAGTCACGCCAGATCGCGCCCGCCTCGAACGCTTCCGCCAGTGAGTTCTGGTAGATGCGGATGAAGTCTTCTGACGAAACGTGCTTCCGACGATGCAGCCGATCGTGGGTGTGGTCGGCGATCAGGTTGACCACGAACTCCATCGCCTTGGAGTAGCTGGGCGGCATGCGGTTGAAGGGCTCCGCCATCTGGAGGAACTGCGTCATGGGCGGGGGTGAGTGGTGCTCGTTCCCGTGGGCCCGCACCCTTCCGAGACGAACACCACCCCAGGCGCTTGTACGGGGCGCCACTGGGCGGCGGATGAGTCGGGGAATTGGAGGCACCCATCCTGTGCCCATGTCTTCATGGCTTGCGCTTCGCCTCGATCATTGCCCACACCACCACGCCGAGCGATGTCCAGGCGTCGCGGAATTCGGCAGCCTCCACACCGGCACTGGTGAGTTCGTCAATAAGCGTGGCGATCGCCACAGCCATGCCCGATCGCGGCGCGGTGGCCTGGATCTGCGAAGGCATGCCGACATAAGACTGGTTGCTCATCGGCCGACCTCCAGCTTCTGGGTGCCAGGCGTCGGTGGCTGCGCCTCGGCGGCGAGCCCGTACCTGAGCGCGTCGACGGCGTGATCCTCGGTCTTGCGGTGGCCGACCTTGTCCGCCAGGTCCTCCGGATCCAGCGGATCGCGGACCATCGTCGGCAGGGTGCGCACCAGGTTCGGGCAGCGGTCGCGGAACACCCGCAGGCGTGGCAGCCGGCGTTCATGCCTGAGTGGCGCGTCGTGCGCCAGCGCTCGGCGGACGATCGCCCAGCCCTGGACGCGCGCGTTCATGCCTGGATAAACCGGTCGCACGCCACACTGGGCGTAAACACTGGCGATGCTGGGCCGCTGCTGCTCAGTCCGACTGTTGAACATGGATGGGTCCAACACCCGTAGCAGCAGCCGCTCGCCAGCACTCCGCTCGCGGATGAGGTTTGCCTGCTGTTCGTCACGCAGTCCAGCCGCGTACGCCTCGCGGTAGGCATAGATAGTCCGCTCCACTGGATCGCGGGCGAACCAGATGCAGCAGAAGGGCACGGCGAAGCCGTAATCCACAGCCAGCCAGCGAGGCCAGCTGGGGTCCAGGTCAAACGGCTGGATGACATGCTGGTTGGGGTCCCACTCGGTGAAGAACTGGCCCTCGGCGCTCACCCACAACCCGAGCCGCAGCCGCTGGTACAGATAGCCCTGGAGCGAATCGAGCGCGTCCAGGTAGCTGTCGGTGACGGTCGGATTGTCCTCGTGGTGGGACTCCAGCAGCAGGCAGCTGCCCGTGTCGCAGCGCAGCTTCAGCCAGTGCGTAGGATCATCCGGGTTGCAGTCGGCGATCAGCTGCTGGTAGCCGAGTACGCCATTGCGCAAGCGGGTGAGCAGAATGCCCCAGTCCTGCTCGTCTAGCTCGGTGGCCTCCTGGACGTAGATCAGGTCGAATTCGGTGGACAGGATCTTGCGCGGATCGTCCAATCCTGCAACGACGATCCTGGCACCACCTGGGTAGCGGAACTCCTGGTCCCCGGTATGGAAGTGAACGCCCGACGGCTGGGGCAGGACCTTCTCCTCCAGGGTGATCATGGCGGATTGCGTCAGCGTCGCCCGCACCTTGCGCACGATGGCGGCGCGGATGGGCTTCTGCATGCACACCAGGTTGAGCTTCTCCAGGCAGGCACGGGATTTCCCAGTACCCGACGGTCCAGCGATCAGCACCTCCCGAGCGCGGCACTTCATAAGCTCCAGGGCTGCACCCCGAGGCTGATAGGGGCGGTGCTCTGCCTTCGGGGGAGATGCGAGAGCCATTCGGGTTTCTAGTCAGGAATGGTGAATTTTCGGTGGGAGGACCATAAGCTCAGCGCGCGCCGGGGCGGCGTGGGGGCTGGGGCGGGTCGCTGACGCTCCTGGACGCTCTGGCCGGCAGCTGCTCGGACACCCCCGCCCTGCTCCTCGCGCGATCCTTGGAACGCGCAATGCGAGCACGAGCCGCGACCTGCTGGCGGACAGCTGTCCCACACTCTGTCCCACACTTGGCGCCGAGGTGCGCCGACCAGGCCGGCAGGGCGCCGACCAGGGCGGTCCAGGCCGAGATCGGCAGGGGCTCGCAAGGCGCCGAATGAGGAGCCGGCGCAATCTCAAAGATTGCTTCACAGCACGTCCTGGGGCTCGAAGCCAGACACCTGCTTGATCACGCTGGTCACGTTCAGCTGGAGGTTCTCGCGGTACTTCTCAGGGCGCACTGCCTGGAGCAGCTTCCAGAGCAGATGGTCCGAGTAGACCTGCTCGTACCCGACCAGGACGCCACCCTGGAACACGGGCCGAGGCGTCCCATCGTGCGCCCTTCTCACCGCCTCCTCCTCCAGGCGATCAGCGAACGCCGACCTGGCCTCGTCCTCCGCCATCTGGAACGACTCGTCCAGGAGCCTCCAGGCGTAGACCGACGCTGGCGTGACGTGCGCTGCTCGGCAGCCAGCTGTCACGGTCCCCAGCTTCGAGATGGCATCGAGGTAGCGCGCCTGGTGCTCCAGGTCGCGGCGCTCCAGCTGGGCGGCACGCGCGTTGTCCCCAGACTTCGCGGCAGCCCGGTACCGGACCCTCTTCTCGACAGCTGAAGCCACTGCATCTGAGTCTCCGCCCGCTCCAGGCGCTGTCAATTCCCCCGCCCTGGTCACAGCACCGTCACCCTGCTCACCTGGTAAGCGGGGGTGTAGTACATCCGAGCCTGTTTTTCATCTCGGGGACTGGTACAGCGATTGAATTTGTACCAGTCGGCTCCATCTCACCAGGTCCGACCAGGAAACGCTAAGCGCGTGCTTTCGATTTGTAAAAAAGCCGTTAGCAACTGTCACAGCGGCGTCACAAACCGAACTTGTTTCTGCATTCTCAAGGCATCTCGGCAGTTCAGACGTACCGATCAGCGATACATTGTCCCTGGCGAGCCGCCGAAGGCGGCCAACGCCCAGGAGAACCACCGAGATGAACCGCCCAACTTGCAGCAACGTCAACTGCCCGCTCGCCAGCACTCTGCTGGACCCGGCCGCCCCGCTCTGCGGCTACTGCGCCAGCCACCCGGCTGACCGCCAGCCCACGCCCCAGGTCACCCTGCCTGGTTACCGCTACTACCTGCCGACCTTCGTCGGCCGGAGCGCCGGCAAGTGACCAGCCGTACCTGCACCGGCTCGCAGGCCACCACCAAGCGCCCGAACGACAAGGTCGCCTGCCCGGTCTGCCTCCGCGTCCAGGCCACCCGCCCCGATGGCCGCATCGTGACGCACTCCGCGCCGAAGCAGTGCATCGCCCTGGTCTACAAGAAGGGCTGGCCGGACACGTGCAGCCGCAACGCCATCGCTGGCAGCCGCTACTGCCGCCAGCACACCGAGGCTCGGGCATGACCAGGCAGCAGACTCGCGACCAGGTCCTCGGTGCCGAGCACCGCGCCGGCCGCCACACCGCGAACGCCCAGAGCGACTGCGGCAGCTGCCTGGACCAGGCCGAACTCAAGGACCTGCTCGGCGACCAGGTCGCCCTGGCTCGGGGCCGCCACATCCGCCAGCTGCGGATGGCGATGGGCCTGGGCATCCGCAGCTTCGCCCAGGCCCTGGAGGTTGCGCCCTCCACGGTCTGGACCTGGGAGATCCACGGCGCACCGCTGACCGCTGAACTCGCCACCGAGGGCCTCCAGGCCCGTCGGACCGCGAAGAAAACCAGCTGACCACACGCAGCCCGGCCAGGGGTTCCAGCCCCCGGCCGGGCCACTTCCACAGGAGTGAGGCAAGCACCCCATGGCAATCTCAAATCGTACTCCGCACCTGATCCAGCGCCGGCTCTCGGCGCATCGTGGCGCTCGGCGCCTCTGGCTCGAAGGCAAGCGCCTGACCGATGTCGGCTTCCGAGCCGGCGTCCGCTACCAGGTCGCAACCACCTCGGACGCCATCGTCCTCCGCCTCTCGCCGGCTGGTGACCACAAGGTCAGCCACAAGCAGGGGCGGCCCGTGGTCGACCTGCTGACCAGGTCGCTCGGCGACGTGGAGCGCATCGAGGTCGCGTTCACACCTCGGCAGGTCCTGGTCCGGGTCCACCCGCTGGACCTGGCCGCTCGTGACCGCCTGGACCGTCTCAACACCCGCCTGGCAGCTGGCGAGCAGCTGCGCCTGGGCAGCATCTGCCACGGGGGTGGCGTCGCCTCGGATGCCCTGCTGCGCGGCCTGGGCAGCACCCAGCTGGCGTTCGCGGTCGAACAGAACGCCGCGTACATCGAGCAGTCGCTGGACCACGGGCCGCTCTCCCACGGCGGCATGTCGATCGAGGCGGATCTCGGCGACATCGACCCGGCGATCCTGCCCGAGGTTGACGTGCTGGAGGCTGGCCTGCCCTGCGTCGCCGCCAGCCGCGCCGGCCGCAGCAAGAAGCACCTGGACCGCCCCGAGGAGGACGCCCAGGTCGCCGACCTGGCAGCTGCCTTCTGCGAGATCGTCCGCGCCACCAGGCCGGCCGTGGTCCTGCTGGAGAACGTCCCCGAGTTCGCGGACAGCGCCTCGGCCGACCTGATCCGCCGTCGCCTGGGCCGCTGGGGGTACGAGATTCACGAGGTTGACCTGGACGGGTCGGCCTGGAGCCTGGAGGCTCGCAACCGCTGGGTGCTGGTGGCAGTCACCCGTGGCCTGGACCTGGACCTGGGCGCCCTGGTCCCCAGCCGCGACCACGCCGCCCTGGGCGAGGTCCTGGACCGCCGCGTGGCAGCTGACCGCTGGCACACGTTCGCCCACCTGGACCGCAAGGAGGCTCGCGACCAGGCTCGCGGGAACAAGTTCAGCCAGCGAGTGCTCACGCCCACCGCGACCAGCGTCCCCACGCTGCGGCGCGGCTACCAGAAGGGCGGCAGCACCGATCCGCGACTGGCTCACCCGACCAGGGCTGGCTACTCGCGGCTGCTCACCCCGGCCGAGCACGCCAGGATCAAGGGCATCTCGCCCGCCCTGGTCGACGGGCTCAGCGACACCGTCGCCCACCAGGTCCTCGGCCAGTCGGTCATCGCCCCCGCCTTCGTCGGCCTGGGCCAGCTGGTCCGCCAGGCGGTGGCGGCATGAACCATCTCGTCGGCGTCGCGGTGTTTGGCAACGGTGGCTTCAAGCCGGTCCTGACCAACGCCTTCCCGGACCTGGAGCCGTACACCGAGTCGGCCGAACTCGCCCGCTTCGTCCTGCTGGACGAGGTGCCAGCGAACGCCGAGTCATGGTTCCTGGCCCGCGTCTTCGAGCTTGCGGCTCGGGAAGGCATGCGCGGCATCGTCAGCTTCTCGGACCCGATCAAGCGCATCGCCCAGGACGGCCGGGTCGTGATGCCTGGCCACATCGGCCTGATCTACCAGGCGACCAACGCCACGTACACCGGCCAGGCAACACCGCGCACGGTCTGGCAGCTGCCCGACGGCTCGATCTTCAACGAGCAGAAGCTGGGCAAGATCCGCCAGCAGAAGCAGGGCCACGAGTACAGCGAGCAGGAGCTTTGCAGCTGGGGCGCTCGCCCCCGCCGCCGCCGCGAGGACCCGCGCACCTGGCTCCAGCAGGCACGCGCCGACATCGGCGCCCGCACCCTGCGCCACCCCGGCAACCACCGCTACCTGTTCACCCTGGGCGATCGCCGCGAGCGCCGCGCCGTCTCGCTCGGCTTCGGGCAGCTGCCCTACCCCAAGGCCACCCAGCGGTGGCGCAACCACCAGCACAGCTGGCGCCACGTCGGCGAGGGCGGCTTCGACTCGCACAAGTTCGAGGTGGCCCCGATCGACCCCCAGGTCGCCCAGTCCTTCGTTGAGCAGCACCACTACTCGGCCAGCTGCACCTCCAACCTCCAGCGCTTCGGCCTGTTCCGCAAGGAGTCCTGACCATGACCACCGCCACCACCGCCTCTGGCAAGACCGCCAGCTTCGTCAGCATCACCTACCTGAGCGGCGGCGTCGTTGACGAGGCGCTCGGCTACCGCCGCCCCGACTTCGGCGTCCTGCTCACGCCCCTGATGGGCAACCGCCCGCACCACATCGGCACCCATGCCCATGACAACGGGGTCTGGTCCGAGTTCAAGTCAGGCGGCAAGAAGCCCTTCAGCCTGGAGAAGTTCCTGGCGCACCTGGACAAGTGGGCCGACGAGCGCCACCACTGCCTGTTTGCGACTGCCCCCGACGTGGTCGGCGACTGGCGCGCCACCCTGGAGCGCTCGCTGCCCGTCATCCCCGAGATCCGCAAGCGTGGCTACCGCGCCGCCCTGGTCGCCCAGGACGGCATGGACAAGCACATGGACGAGATCCCCTGGGACGCGTTCGATGTGCTCTTCCTGGGCGGCAGCCAGTCCCCGAAGTACCTCTCGAAGACGAACCGGGTGCGAGCCAAGAACCCGAAGACGGGCCGCTGGCGCTGGGTGGGCGAGTGGAAGCTCACGCCTGGTGCTGCCCGCCTGACCGCCGAGGCGCGGCGTCGCGGGAAGGATGTCCACATGGGCCGCGTGAACTCGGGCAAGCGCCTGGCCTACGCACAGTCGATCGGCTGTACCTCGGCCGACGGCACGATCATCACCTTCGGCGCCGACAAGCACACCCCGGAGGTGCAGGGCTGGTGTGACCAGGCGAACGATGGCCGCAACCTGGCGATGAGCAGCTGCTACATCTGCCGCTGGAAGATCGCGACCTGGTGCGCGGCGCAGCGCATACCCACCCAGCTGTACCTGGAGAAGCTCCAGCGTGAGGGCTGGACCTGCGGCCATGTGATCAA